ACTTGTAAATTCACTTCAAGAAGAAGAGTTCAATATTCAGGACGTTATTTGTTTACCTTAGATTGGGGTAGCTCTGATGATATGAGTGATACTGATTTTGGATTAAGTGAATTTCCGTCTCAACATAAATGCGGACATTTTATTCAAATGGATAATGGAAATTTTGCAATCCAACCAAATAATCGTTTGATAATACATGACCCGTCTTTCACTGTCAAAGAAGACATTGTTATCAACAGAAAATATAACACAACTCTTTGGACCGCAGAAAGAAACGGTAGATGGGTTACACCCGATACTGACGTATTTAATTATGATCATACAGACTTGGAGGCAGGTGAATCCAATAAAGTAAGGTCTGAAGAATACGACAAGTTGGACGAAAAATATAAGAATGAAAATAATATTTGATCATCTTCACGGACATGTCAAAGACGATAGAGTTTTTTGTGAAGCGTTTGTTATTTCTGAAGGAGAAACTGATCAAGAACTTTTGGAATTAGGTTTTCTACCTAATATTCAACCTCCATTATATTGGTACCAAGCCAAAAGTTGTAGAATAAACAATGAAAAAGTTGTTTTGTCCTACAAAAGGAAAAAATTATTATCACAACTTGAGATAGAAATAATACCCTACTTAGATAATAAAAAAGATGTTGATTTGTTTTTTGAGGAATATTTCGAATGGAAAGGGTTTGATATATTAGATTACTATAACAACAATTCAAATTATCCTGAGTTGAAAGTAATGAGGGTAAAATTAGATTCCAAAGTAGTTGCACACACTAGATTCAGAGAATTCGAAGATTCAATATTGGGATTAGAAACATCATTTATTCATACTGAACTAAAATTTTCTTTTGGAAAAGATTCAATCTTGTTACTCAGTAACTACGGAAAGTCTCAAGGGAAAAATTTTGTTTACATTTATGAGTCTTATCAAGATTATTTTCCATATAAATCTGAGATAACGGGTGCAGAACTATGGGAAGGTGAAAAGTGGGTTGACGCAAGTATTTATAATCATGACGGAGGGAAATTTTAAAAGACTGAAGAAAACTATAGAAGAGTTAAAAAAATACAAACGTGTATTACTTCTAACATGTTCTAATAGGAATTCGGATGTTATTAAAACCCAAACTCCCAAATCTTCAATCTTAGCTCAAATAATTAACAACAAAGTTGAAAACTCAGTTTTAATTGACGTGACTAAACTCAAAATATATCCATGTGAAGGAAACGTTTCAAGAATGGAAGGAAATGTTTGTGGAGTTATGGAAGCTCAATTAAAAGATGAAGAAAAAAATCCAACAGGTTATCATAGATGTTGGGCATCTTTACACAATCCGGACGATGAACTTTGGAAGATAAGTAAAGAATTATTTGAATCTGATTGTGTGATGTTCTTTTCTTCTGTAAGATGGGGTGCTGCGAATATGTTTTACCAAAAACTAATTGAGAGATTAAACTGGATCAATAATAGATACATTCCATATGGTGAAACCAACATTATCAAAGACACAACATCAGGTTTCATATGTGTAGGACAACATGTATACGCTAAGGAAATTTGTCAACTACAATACGAAAATCACAAGTATTATGGTTTCGATGCCGATAAAAATTTGTATTGGTATTGGACTGCTGAGGATGGTGATTTCGATGATGAAACTTTACAAGGGTATTTAGAAAGTTATCCTGAATTCTTTGAGGAATTTAATATTAAAATAAAACCTTAATATTCTTCTATTTCCACAACTAACTCTCCTGTTCCTTTAATAACTCTATGCCAGACAAATTTCGGAATATAAATTTGTTCGGCATTCGACAATTTGACTGGCAAATCATCTTCCATTTGAAACTCCCATTCTCCGTGTTGAATCACAGTTACTTTCCGATCCGTTAAATCTTGATGCCATTTTAATTCATCAATATCAACATCGGGTGAGAATGTTCTTCTTATTTTACCGTTAATATTTTCCTGTTGGAATGGAAAATCCATATTACCATGAATTTGAAGATGATAGCCCAAGTTGCTTAGCATATCTACCTACATTACAAGACCAATATCCTGCTGTAGTTCTATCTTTTTTCTGATCACATTTGTGACGAGCTCTGAATGATTTTGCTGCACCCTTGTTCTTATTTCTTACCCTTAAATTAGGGTCACCGAAAGAAACTTTTTTTATTCCTCCCGATTTGCTTTTAACATAAACTGCGAATTTTTTTGGTCCTCCTGATGTTCTGAATGGTTTACCTAGCTTAACATTTTTACCTCTATGTTTCGCTTCATCCAATATTTCTCCATCAGTTTCAGATTCTTCAATATAAGGTGCATCTAAATAAATGTATTCTCCACCTCTTTTGATTTTGATTCCAAGGTCGGATTCAACCATTAAAGTATCTTCTTCGTTCAGATTGATTAATCCTTCTTTCCATAAATCTCTCACCTCGTTTACCAAGTTAAAATATTTTTCAGAATACATTCTGAAAACATTATTAGTTAAAGATAATCCGTTGTCTACATGATATTGTAGTTCTTCAGAAACTTTAGTACCCTCTTTTAAAATTAAAGTGGACTCGGTATAGTTTTCCAATACTTCTTTTATTATGGATTTCAAATCTTTCATATACAGTTTTTTTATAAATACTTAGAAGTTAACTCCCAAACCGAAAGTTCCATTATTAATAATAGGATCGTAATCAAACTTGAGTGTAAAATTTTTATAATCGTGTAGAGCACCAATCTTTACTGTTGTAAATCTATCCAAATACTTTGGAAAAGTAATATACCCTAAATCATCTCTTCCTCTCCACTTTACATCTTCACTCACGGTTCCAACCATCATATGAACTCCAGTTCTTTTTATTCTTTTTCCAGCTCCGATATAAAAACTTTGTCTTTGTACCAAATCGTTTACAAGTGGAAAATCAACTTGTCCTATTGTACCAAATGGAAAGAATGTTGAATTATCTCTCTCAACACTTGCATTATATTCTGTGATGAAATATCCTTTGTTACCGATGGTAAAAAATCCACCAACTTGTTTGTCATTGGTCTTTTGAATACCGAAACTTATAATAGGTTTTTTTCCTCTTATTGTATCTCTTTTTCCGTTATCATAAACATAAACACGTGCAGGTTGTCTATAACCCCAATCATTCCAATACCAAGATGGTTGCCAGAAGTTCCAACCAAATCCTGGTGCTCCCCACATATCCCATCTATTCCATCCCCATCCCCAATTGTTCCAACCCCAAGGGTCTCTAACAATTATATTTGAACCTGGTCTTGTTCTTGTAGGTCTATCATATCCTCTCGATGGTGGTTGATTTCTCCAACTACTCACATCATTTCTTTGTGATGTACTTGGTTGTATAGATGGTGTTGATCTTTGTGGTGTTGATTGTTGTTGTGCTGGTGGTGCACTTCTCCAATTACTAACTTGTGAAAAAGTTAATGTTGGGATAATCGTCAATAAAAGCAGTAATTTTTTCATAGTAATTAATTTATTATAAATATTTTATTTTATCTTAATCTTCCAATAAACTCCTCCGCTAATGTATGGTCTGAACTCACCTGTAACACCATCAACAGTTCTGTTTGCAACTCCAGTACCTATTTGATATAAGTGATCTTTTTTTGTTTTGAGGATTACACCCATACCAAGCGAATTAACATAATCTTCCTTACTCAATGCCCCGTTAACACCGAAGAATACTTGATTCCTTATTGGTGGTGGCTCAGGTGCTGGTTCTCTAACAATTTTCGGTTTAATTGACGTTGTCCATTTTCTTGACGTAATCTTATTTTCAGATACCGTCTGATCCAAATATACAAAACCTTGGTTGTTATTCAACTTAATTGTGTCTATAAAAGAATTGGTAACCAAATAATTCTGTAAAATAGCTGCAGTATCAACGTTGACTAATGTAGGTACATATATCACAGTATCACGATAAACAACGTCCCCTTGAATTTCATAAGGTACTTCAATCTCAACCGAAACTGTGTCGTGAATAGGTTCAGACGGAACCTCTTTTACAATTTCTTTAGTTACAGTATTATCTGACTTTAATAATATCACTATCACAATCAAAAGTGTTGCTATTATAAAATGTCTTATGTCTAATATCTTTTTCATATCTTATAACATTACTCTTGATCCCACCAAGAAGTTACTAAGTAAAGGTGTTCCTTTTTGGGTGGATCCTGAAACTTTATAATTGAAACTGAAACCAAATCTCTTACTTATTTTGTAATCGAATGAAGATCCAACTAAAAAACCTAATTGTCTGTTGACCGTTGTTTCTCCTGTTTTAGAGTTCCAATTTATTGGCGAGTTCATCAAAAATATTTGAGGAGATAATGTTACTTTCCTATTCATGGTATATGGTTTTGTCCAAAACCCTACCACAGAAGTTGAAAATGATGTGTTGAAAATTTCTTTTGTTTCCCCTGTCTTGCTATTGATGATTTTTGTGTCTTTAAGTAGAAGAGTAATAGTTCCCACATTGAATCCATAGGTACCGTGTTTTGGGTGGGGTTTGATATAGGTATATCCGAGTAGTCCCATATAATTTCCTTCCAAATATGCTCCTGTAAATGAATATGAATGTATTCCTTCAAGTTTTCCCTTGTTGAAATCCATTTTAGTATAACCTCCACTTAGAGCAAATTGTCTTAAAGTGCTCCATATTAGTGCTGTTGCCCCCCAGCTCTCGTTCCCCGCCATAGACGACTTACTTACACCAAAAGATACTATCGCATTATATTTGAAGTCAGGTCCTTGAGCTGTTGTTAGGTCAGAAGCGACTAACATTGGGTTAGCGGCAACAGACTTTTTTTTATCTTCTTTTTTCTTCTCTTCTTTCTTTTCTTCTTTTTTCTCGTCTGATTTCTTTTCTTCACTCTTACTCTCCGATTTGGATTCTTCTGATTTACTTTCTGAAGAAGAACTACTTTCTGACTTTGATTCTGTTTGTCCTTCGCTTGATCCACTTGAACTTCCACTTGATGAGGACGATTCCCCAGATGAAGACGACGATTGGGACGAAGATTGTGAGGATGACGAAGTTGATGATGATTGTGATGATGCCGGTGGGGGTGTAGACGACGCTGCTGCCGAAGATGCACTCGAACTTGCGGCCGAGGACGCTGAAGAACTCGCGGCAGAACTTGCGGCTGAAGAAGCCGCTGAACTTGCCGCAGCTGACGCCGCCTGTGAGACCGCAGCTGTGACTGTTTGTTGTACTACTAAACTTGTTGGACATGGGGCCGCGAATACACTTTTTATCCAAGCATCAACTTCACCATTAACGAATTGTGCGTAATTGAAAACTTTGGATTTATTTCTTACAACTATTGTAACACCATTTGTTGTAATGGGAATAACAACAGTATAAGTCTTTAAATCACATGGGTCGATATATGTTTGCGTTATTACTTGCCCTGTTGATTTAAGGGAAAATAATATCATTAACAAAAATAGACCAACCCATCGTTTCATTATTTACTGAATATTCCTTTTTTTACCATCTTACCTAAGATATTTGCACATGCAATATCCAAAGCTTTCTTGGTTGAGATACTAATTGTGGACTGATTGAATTTAACAGGATCAACTGTTGCGTCAGATAAGAACGTTAATTCTCTTGTTGTTTTTGCCTCACCTAACCCTGACGCTGCGATGATAGTTCCGTTCTCAGCGTCTGTAAATCTTACTTGTAAACCAATACGTGTTACCAACATATTCTTTACACCGTCTTTTAAATTCACAGTTTCATCTTCAGAAACAGAATAGTCATAACATTCAATCTCAACAAAATAGTGAGCCAATTTAATCTTACCTCTACCATCTAATTTGTTTTCAGAAATCCCAGCTTGAGAAGCTTGGAATTGCTTAACCATTCTATTTTTTATTTCTGTTTTGTCTTCGGTGAATTCAAAACGATTTAAATTGTCGAGATATTCTAATACGATATTTGTAACACCTAAACCAACTCTTTTTTCTTTTAGTTCAGGATACATCTCGTACATCTCATCGTTGATACCACATTTAAGAAGTTGAATATTTTTCTTAGGTCCTTCATAATCTAAAAACGCAGATATATCTGCCTTAGTTTCGAAAGATGCCTTATAATCTTCAGTCTTCGTTTTTCCAATTGTTTGAGAATATGCTCCAACGCTTAACAGTGAAACTGCTAAGAAAAACATTAGTTTTTTCATAATATGTTATTTAAAAAAATGCGGTTAATACCATTCTAAATCCAAATGAAAGGATTACTAATCCAAATCCAATAATCCCTACCGTCAATATGAATTTTAAAATTTCTTGAGTCTTTGTCATAATATTATTTTTTAGGTCCTTCATACCAAATGTTATCAGGATTATTTTTGAACGTTCCATCAAACTTCCATTCAAGTTTATTAATCATATCACGTTGTCTTTGTTCTTGTCCTGACACTTCTAAATAAATGCAGAATATTTGGAAAGATAGAGCCGTAATAGTCCAAATAACGCACAACTTTACAAAACCCAACATTAATGCGTCACTTAATTTGTTTAAATTTATTGTTTTCATAATTTTTTAATTTTATTCTACGTCTTTTATTTTACCACAAACCAGACATTCTTCTTCACCATTATTATCTGAGTCTCCCCAAACATGCTCACATTGTCTGTGTGCAAAGTATTCATCAATAACACCATCACCATCAAAATCTAAACCGTCCATTACACCGTCTCCATCTTCATCGATTTCAACCCCGATCTTTTCGATTTGTTTTTCTGTCGTTGGTAATACAATTGGTGTTACATCTGTTGGTTCTATTGGGGTATTTGGCATATCTCCAGTATTGCTTAAAGATACTCCGTCTTCCTCGTCCATTTTTTGTACTAACATTTTATCCTTGTCAGTATCACTGAACCAATAATCTATAATCTTACCATAAGAACCGATGAAAGCACCTAACATCAATAACAATAATTCTTTCCATTCTGCAGATGCAGATGTTTTTGATGTAATTGCACCAAATATTCCACCGATTATTAATATAAACGAACCTAAGACTAACGCAGTGATATACCATCTACGTTTCATCATCGAGTTCAATAATTCTCTAAAACCTGTATTCTCTTTCATATTTTACCATTTAGGAGATTCTTCTTTGAACTCGTCTCCTTCTTTTTTCTTTGGTTTAGGTGCTGCTGCCGGTGCTGGCGTTGCACTTTTTTCTTTGATTATCACAGTTTTACCGCCAGCTTGTTGTGCTTGTTGGTTTGAATTTGTGATGTTAATTACAGGAGCTGCTTGTTGTACCGCAGGTTTTTCTTCTTCTCCACCTGTTAATTTAGTAGTTACCCATCCACCTACACCTAACGTGACAGTAGAGATGAAACCGATGATTACATTCTTCAATGATCCTCCGGTTGATTGTTCTTGTTGTTCTTCTGACATTTTTTTATTTTTTAAGTTTTATTTTATTACGATAGGGTATTTTACTTCCTTACCGCTGATGTCTATGAAAACTAAGTCATAGTCTTTTTTTGATAGATCGGTCAAATCGTATACTTTTTTTGTAATGTTTTCAGATGCAGTAAACCCTTCTTTTTTTGAAGGTGTTTCTGATCCAAAAGGTATTATTTGAACAGAATACTTTGATCCAATTGTTGTTTCGAATTCTGCTGTTACGATATTACCTGTCTGTGTAATTGATTTTATTGCTGTTGATGTTGATTTAGTCCCTAAATCAATCACCTGTGGTTTAGGTAAATCTACCTTTGTACAACTAATCGCCAAAATGGTGATTAAAAAACCTAAACCTAATATTTTGTCTATTTTCTTCATGATTAGAAATTATTATAACCCGTTAATTTTATTTGTGTTGAATTTAAATTAATCCCCAATTGAACTCCTTTAGAATCACTTGCATCCATTGTTGGTGAAACTTTAACTGATGTAAGAATGTTAACCCCGTCCCCTATTGTTGAGAATCTCAATTTGAACGGTGTTGAACTTCCGTTTATTGACATTTTATTTTGATCAATTGCTCCGAATTTAACTTTACCATCTTTCGAGTTAACAAAGACATACCAAGAATTCGGAAGATCAGATTTTAATTCTTCGAATTTTATTTTTGTTGGGTCAAACTGGAATTCAAATTGTAATCCACCTACAGCAACCCCATTAGTATTAAGTGTTACCGGTATTTCAATGTTATTAGACGTTACTGTTATGTTAGATAAGTTTACATCTATTGAACTAACCTCTCCTGTTGACGTGTTAATAAACCCTGTATTTGCACTTGCCATTGAAACGAACGCGGTGTTAGTCGATAAACTATTTGCAGCGTTTGTTTGAATTGTTTGTACCCCATTATTAGCCGTTACAACTTGAGATGAGTGAGATCTGTTTACATCACCCCATAGAAGATATTTCAAATCAACTATTTCATTAGTTCCTAATACACCGGTTTTTACATATGTTCTTGGATATGTAATATCTTTCCAATTTGTTGTTGTAACTGAACCCCAAGAATTAGAAGGACTATTGTTAAATGAGAATTCTGCCTTAAGACCATAATCATTATTACCCATATTTCTGATGTAAGGTAAAAATGTTGATGTTGTTAAAGTTGAAAAGTTAGACGCGACTTTATAGAATGCCCATGCAGCGTCTTTACTAACAAACTCGACAGGACCTGAATACAAGTCAAATAATTGTAAACTTTTGATATTCTCGGGTAATATATTTGTTCCATTAAACTCTCTTATATCTATGTAAACTCTTGCTTGACCTTGACCATACCCATTAACATTTATTACACACCATTCTGTTTGACCTGCAACAGTTGTTCCTTCAGTTGATCTCCAAGTCGGTAGACTCATAAATCCTCCACTACCCGCAACATATCCTGCCGGAACTGTTACTATAGTATCTATACCAACAACTTGACCTAACAGTCTTGGTAGATCACCACCATCAATTGTTTTATTTCTATTGATATCTGCTGCGTATAATGATTGACCTGTTCTTAGAATTTGACCATTCGTACCATCTAATCCCATTGATGTAAATTCACCTTGTGCTGTTGTGAAATCAGATATTGTAATTGCACCATTGTATATTGCATTTGTATTATCCATACCATGCATTACTGTTACCTCATAAACTTTGTTCTCCGCCAGCAATGATTGGTTGATGTCGACATTACCATTTGATAAAACATTGAATAATTGACCTGTGTTTGATAATGTGTCTCTGAAAGAAACCTTTATCGGTGATAATGAGAATAAATTTGAACTAATATCAACTTTAGCGGTTATGAATTTCCCTGTATTTTGGTTCATTACAACCTCCGTAGATAATGGAGTATCCATAAGTGTTGAGACACCAATACCCTGTCCATTCCACCCTGCAACAAAGTTTAATTTAACAGGGTCAAATGAATTTGCTGTTGATGCTTGTTTTAATCTGAATCTCAAAACTAACATTTGAGAAAAAGAGTTGTAGGGCATCGCTGAATTTGTTGCCCATGTTAACGTTGATCTTATAATAGCATTCGAACTCGTCGCATTATATGAATACCCTAATCCTGTTGTATATCTTGTAGTACCGTTGGTGTTTGTGGTATTTCCTGCATAACCATATCCTGGATAATTTTGCCAAGATAGTTGTATTGTGGATCCTGCAGGAAGAACGCCTCCATTACCTCCTGTACCAGTATGATTAATAGAAATCAATTCAAAGTTTGTTTGGTCATACTGAAAGTCAAACAATAATTGTCTTGTCACAGCATCACCGTTACCATTTGCATGGACCATAACGTCAAATTGGTCTCCTCTATCGATAACACCTCCGTTTATATCTGTTAAAACTCTTGTGTCAGGAAACTTAAATCTGATTTGACTGTAAGATGATAAGGACAATAATAAAAGTCCTGATATTAATATTTTTTTCATATGTTATTTTGTCTCGAATAATTTATCCACCAACTTTTCACTTGCCTTTTTGATTGCATTACTAAGTGATTGTTGATTAAATTGCCCACCATTATCAATTGCTAATGTTGACATAGAAATTTCAGAGGATTCTTCCTCTACGGTCACTTCTTTTATTTTTTTACCGTCAACTTTTAGAATACCCTTTAATCGAATAACAACTGATTCTTGATTCTTGTGAAAAACAGAAATGTTTGATTTTGTTTTGAGAACATCCAAATACACGATTTCTACTGAAACCTTTGATTTGGATTCAGGATTGATGTCATAATCTTTTTCTTGTAAGAATTCTTCGAGGATATTACGAATCCCGAATTAT